ATTAAAATATTTTATGGACATGTTTAGACATTATTTAAATTGGAATAAGATAATAGAATATGATCTACGCTTAAACTCTATATGGGTTAATGAAATGAAAGAACATGAATACAATCCAGTTCATATTCACAGAGGCTCGTTGTTTACAGGTTTATCTAGTGTTATGATTTTAAATTTACCTTCAACTTACGGTAAAGAATATTCAAACGATGAAGTCCCACAAAACGGTAAATTACAAATACTAGGGTCTGCTAGTGGTCAATTTGCTAAAATAGATTTTCAACCTCAATTAAATGTAAGAGATTTTTTTATTTTTCCGTATGATATGAGACACTGTGTTTATCCTTTTAATAGTACAAATGAAACTAGAAGAACATTAGCTGCAAACTGTGATGTACAGTTTGATCCAATAAAAAATAGAGGTGTATCATGATAACAGAACCACGTTGGAAATCTTTTTGTGTAACAACAACTAACCCATTGTTTTCACCAAAACAATGTCAAATGATTATTGAAGCTGGAAGAGCTGAACCAAAAGAAAATGCAAGTGTTGGTTTGGCTAATAAAGATGGTGGTATAGTAGATACTAAAACAAGAACTTCACACATCAGTTGGATACCATTTAAAAAAATGCCAGAGATGTATAGAGATATTGAAACTATGATGAAAAAAACAAACAGTAATCATTTTGGTTTTGATGGTATGCAAATCACAGAGTTAGCTCAATATACAGAATATCCATCTGGAGGTTTTTATGATTGGCATGTGGATTCAGATGTTAACTTTGCACATGAACCACCTGTTAGAAAAATATCTATGACTTGTTTATTATCACATGAGTCTGAGTTTGAAGGTGGAGAATTAGAAATAGAAAAAGAAAAAAACAAAGTTAAACTTATACAAGGACAAGCTGTATTCTTTGCATCTTTTATTAGACACAGAGTGGCTCCTGTAACGCGTGGTGTTAGAAAATCTTTAGTAATGTGGTTTGGAGGTCCACCACTTAGATGATTAAAGAACAATTTTTTCCAACAACAGTTTACGCTAAAGACGTAGCACTAGACAATGATCTTTTTACAAGAGAAGTTGTTAGATGGTCTAATGCGGATAGAGGTATACAAAGAACTAACATGAACGGTTGGCATAGTCATACCGACATGCATAAAATACCAGTGTTCAAACCTTTGGTAGATGAATTATTTAAAATGCAATTTGAAGTTTTTAATGAAGAACATTTAGACAGAGAACCTGTTATTGGAAATATGTGGGCTAATATAAACCCACCAGGTGGATACAACAGACCACACATACATCCTAATAGTCACTTTAGTGGTGTGTATTATATTAAAGCAACAAAAGACTCTGGTGACATAGTCTTTAATGATCCTAGATCTACATCTCATATGGCTATGCCTGCTAGAAAAAAAGGTGAACCACCAAAACATTTGTGGAGAGAAGTTAGAGTTAGTCCTACGGTGGGTAGAATTATAATGTTTCCTGCATGGCTTTGGCATTGTGTTGATCCAAACAATACTAATGATATAAGGATATCTGTATCGTTTAATTTTATACAGAGAGGATTTGATGTTTAAATATCAAGTAATAAAAAATGCAGTATCATTTGAATTAGCTAATTTTATATTTAATTATTTTTTACTTAAAAGAGATGCAGTTAAATTTTTGTATGATAACAACATTGTTTACGATACAGCATTGTTTGGAACTTGGTCAGATCAGCAAGTGCCTAATACCTACTCACATTATGCAGATATGGTAATGGAGACTTTAATGATGAAAGTATTACCAAGAATGGAAAAAGAAACAGGTTTAAAACTATTGCCTACGTATTCTTACGCTAGAATATATAAAAAAGGCGACATATTGAAAAGACATAAAGATAGACCCTCATGCGAAATATCTACTACAGTTAATCTAGGTGGAGATCCATGGCCTATATTTATCGACGGTACGGGGTCTAATAACGTCATAGACGAGTATAAAAACATACATAAGCCCAATGCACCCAAAGGCACTAAAGTCTTGCTTGAAGTAGGCGATATGCTAGTATATAGTGGATGTGAATTAGAGCATTGGAGAGAACCTTTTGAAGGAGATGTTTGTGGTCAAGTATTCCTTCACTATAACCATGTAAATGGTCCTTTTGCTGATAAGAATAGGTTCGACAAAAGGCCGATGTTAGGTATTCCACCAATAAGGAATATATAATATGAGGTTATATGCTACAAAAAATAAGTTTTTTACCAGGGTTTAATAAACAGATTACAGAAACCACAGCAGAAAGTCAGTGGGTTGATGGGGACAACGTAAGATTCAGATATAATTCTCCTGAAAAAATAGGAGGGTGGTCTCAATTAGGTGAAAATAAAATGACAGGTGCTGCAAGAGCACTGTTTCATTTAGTTAACAAATCTGGAACTAAGTATTCTATTATAGGAACAAACAGAATTTTATATGCATATTCAGGTGGTGTGTTTTATGACATACACCCTATTAAAACTACAACAACTCTTACAAGTGCATTTAGCACAACTAACGGATCACCGACGGTTACAATAACTTTTGGTAGTGCTCATGGTATAGGAGAAAAAGATATTATTCTATTAGATAATTTTTCGTCAATAACTAATTCTAATTTTGCAGCTGCTGATTTTGATGATAATAAATTTATGGTAACAAGTGTACCATCAACAACAACCATTACTATCACAATGGCGTCAAATGAATCAGGATCTGGTGCAACAACATCAGGTGGTGTTAGAGTAAAACACTATTATCCTGTTGGACCTGCCGAACAATTACCAGGACTAGGATGGGGACTAGGTCAATGGAGTGGTACAGTATCAGGAGAAGCAACAACAACTTTAACTAGTGGTATTTCATCTTCTGCTACGACTGGAATTACTTTAACAGACGCATCTCAGTTTCCAACTACAGGAACAAATTTTGTTCAAATAGGAACAGAAGAAATATCTTACACAGGTATTACATCAGGTGTTTTATCTGGTGTAACAAGAGGTGTAAGAAACACAACAGCTGCTGCTCACAATGGTGGTGACACAGTTACAAATTCTTCTGACTATGTTGCATGGGGACAAGCTGCATCAGGTGACGTAGTAATAGATCCAGGTATGTGGAGTATTGATGGTTTTGGAACTAAAGTAATTGCATTAATACATAATGCACAAGTATTTGAGTGGAGCGCAGATGCAACAAATGCAACTAATAACAGAGCAACAATTATATCTGGTGCACCAACTGCATCAAGAGATATGTTAGTATCTACACCGGATCGTCACTTAGTTTTCTTTGGAACAGAAACAACTATAGGAACTCCATCAACACAAGATGAAATGTTTATTAGATTCTCCGACCAAGAGGATATAAATACTTATACACCAACAGCAACTAACACAGCAGGTACACAAAGACTTTCTGATGGTTCTAAAATTGTAGGAGCTGTTAGAGGTAGAGATGCAATATACATATGGTCAGACACATCTTTATTTACTATGCGTTTTGTAGGTGCTCCATTTACTTTTGGTTTTGCACAGGTTGGTACTAACTGTGGATTAATAGGACAGAACGCTGCATTAGAAGTAGATGGTACGGCGTATTGGATGTCAGAAAATGGTTTCTTTAAATATGCTGGTAGTCTTGAAACAATGTTATGTTTAGTAGAAGATTTTGTTTATGATGATTTAAATACAACTGCAAGACAATTAATAAATGTTGGATTAAATAATTTGTTTGGGGAGATAACTTGGTTCTATTGCACAGAAGGTTCTACTGTTCTTAATAGATGTGTAACTTATAACTATCAAGACTCTATAGCTAAAAGACCTGTGTGGACAACAGGGACACTGGCACGGGGAACATGGCAAGACTCATCTGTTTTTGGTTTACCACACGCAACAGAATATGATGCAGGAAGTAATAATTCTTACGATGTTGTTGGAAATACAGATGGATGCACAACATACTATGAGCATGAAAAAGGAACAGATCAAATTGCAGGTGGAACTGTAACAGCGATAACGTCAAATATAGTATCTGGAGATTTTGATATTACTCAAAGAGTTTTAAGAGGCTCTACTACAAGTATGCCTGATCTTAGAGGAGATGGTGAATTTTTAATGAAGATAAGAAGATTTATACCAGATTTTATATCTCAAACAGGTAACACACAAGTTACATTACAATTAAGAGATTTTCCAAATGACACTAAAACCAGTTCTGCACTTGGACCATTTACTGTAACATCAACTACACAAAAAGTAGATACCCGTGCAAGAGCGAGACAAATAGCTTTAAAGGTAGAAAATACAGCTGCTTCTCAAAGTTGGAAACTAGGTACATTTAGATTAGATATACAACCAGATGGTAGAAGATAATGGCAAAGATAGTACAAATATTAACAAGACCTAGTGAAGAATATTCTAAACAAATAGCAGATTCACAAGTTAGAGATTTAGATGCTGTGATACAAAAATTAAATACAACATATCAAGAAGAATTAAAAAATGAGGTAGAAGCTCAAAACTTCTTTTTAAATTAATGGCTAATAGTTTTATAAATAAAAAAGCAGATCTAACTACAACAGACTTGACTACATTATATACAGTACCAAGTTTTAAGACAGCTGTTGTTAAATCATTAATAGTATCCGAAGACGCTGGATCAGGAAGCACAATAACAATAACTTTAGTAAATTCTAGTGGCACTATATTTAATTTGTTTAAGGATAAAGCAATTGCATCTAAGGCAACAACAGAACTTTTAACAAATCCACTTGTTATGGAAGAAAGTGAGATATTAAAAGTACAGGCTGCTGACGCGAATGAGCTGCACGTCATAGCTTCTATATTAGAAATACAGCCAAGAGAGGTAACAACATAATGAAAGTAATAAAACCAGAGAAGATTATAGAAACTATTAGTAATTTAAAGACAGGTGAGATATATAAGAACGATGAGGAATGGAAAACAAAAGGCATTCCTGAAGAAGATATTAGAAGAGACATCAAGGTAATAATGCCAAGCCTTGACTTATTTGGAGAAACTAAATGATATTAGATCCGATAGATCAGAATATAAGAGACCAAGGTTTTAACTTTGTACCATTTGACAGGTATTTAGATGGTCCATTTCAACCAAACACATTAGACATGTCTGGATCTGGTTTATCTTCATTTGGTACACCAGAGTCTATTCCTACAGGAAGATTTGGATTACCAGTTTTATTTCCGGGTAGAGATGGTACTGATGGGAGCACAACTACTGGCCCTGTAGATCAAGGATTAACAACTGCTGATTTTGCTCCAGATCAATCTATGACAGGGACCATGGGTATGACTGAAGAAGAGCAAGAAGCTATAAACAATATGAATAATCCTGGTTTTACAGGAAAACAATTAGGAATGATAGGTTTACAAAGTTTTTTTAATCCTTTCGGTGCAATAATTAATGCATTTAGAACTAAAAAGAAAAATGAAGCAGCGGCTTTAGAACAAGCTAGAGAAGCAGCTACAGCTGCAAGAGCAGCAGCAAATAAAGCTGCAGCTGCACGAGGAGATATGAGAGGTGGCTATCAAGCTGGGTATGGTAGTGATTTTATGGATGGTGGTAATAGAGGAAGAGGAAATGATCCAGATGATAAAGGTGGCTCTGATTCAATGGGATCTTTTATGGACGGTGGCATTGTAGATCTAGTAGATATATATGATTGATTATAATAAAAAAAGGCGTTAAAAAGGTAAAACTATGGCAATTTCAAGGATGAATATGGAAAGACAAATGCGTAACATGGGTGGACTCATGACATTAGATGAGCCAAGACAAGGTTATTTTTTAGGTAAGATTGTAAGAAAAGCAAAAAAAGCTGTAAAGAAAGTTGTTAAATCACCTTTAGGTAAAGCTGCTATCATAGGTGGTCTAGGTGCATACGCTGGAGGACTTGGTCCTTTTTCTTCTGGTAAATTTGGTGCTGGTTTTTTAAGAGGCACTGGTAGTAATTTACTTACAGGATTAAAAAGCAGAGAAGGACTTTTAGGTCAACTTGGAAATGTATTTAGAGTTGGTGGTGGAAAAGAAGAAGATTCACCTTTTAGTGCACTAAGATTATTAGGTGGTGGACTTGGAGCTGCTGCAATTGCTGCACCATTTTTAATGGGCGGTGATGAAGAAGTAATAGATGAAGGTGTTGATTTTTCAGGTGTACAGCCAATGGTAGCTAACATCAGACAACAAGCTAGAGATTATTATCAAGACCCAACAAAATCTGCATTATATTTTATGCCTCCTAAGTCAGCTGTACAAAGTCAATTTTATGCTGCTGGTGGTGGATTAGCTGACATACCAAGAGGAGGGTATTCAAGCGGTCAATTAGTAAGTCCAAGCAGTGATGGTTCAAGACCCGGTTATGCGGGACCTCTTGATTTTTTAAAAAATTTAAAATCTGGATTTGGACAAATATTTAGTGGAGAAGTTGGAGCACAGTTAGGTGGTGATCAAGAAAAAATAAATGAATTTAACGTATTAAAAGGTTATGGAATTGATTTACCTGAAGACACAATTAAAATGATTGTTGATGGATACAAAAAAGGTTTAGATATTTCTACAATATCTGCTCTTGCAGAAACTGACGATAAAACTGTTGGAGACATTATAACTATGTTAACTGCAAATGTAGAACAAAAAGCTTATGGTGGTAGAATAGGCAAAGCAGAAGGTGGTATCATGGATCTAGGCGGTATGGAAAAAGATTATAGAGAAGGTGGTTTTGTACCACTAGGAGCTGAGGAAAGAGCGGACGATGTGCCAGCTAGACTTAGCAAGAATGAATTTGTATTTACAGCAGACGCTGTAAGAAACGCAGGCGAAGGCGACATTGACAGAGGAGCTGAAGTTATGCAAAATATGATGGACAATTTAGAAGCAGGTGGTACTATATCAGAAGAGTCTCAGGGCGAAGAAAATCCTGCACAAGCAATGTTCGATCAAGCACAAATGTTGGAGGGTAGATTAGCATAATGGCATTACCAGATTATTTACAAGAAACCGCAAAGGATTACGCCAAGCAGTTAACGGCTGCAACTTCTACACCTATAGATACAAGTAAGTTTGTAGGTCGTCAATTTGTTGCTGGCGAAGACCCATTACAATCACAAGCTATTGGTTTAGCAACACAAGGTATTGGTTCTTTTCAACCATTCTTAACATCAGCTCAACAAGCTATAACACAAGCCGGACAAGATGTTGGCGGGCTTCAACAATTCATGGGCACTGGAGCAGGGACCGGGGCTGGATCAATTTCATCTTTTCAATCACCATTTCAACAACAAGTTATTGATGAAACATTAAGACAGTTTGATCAATCAAGAGCAGGTGGCATGCAACAGATCTCAGATAGTGCGTTACAATTTGGTGCGTTTGGTGGTGGTAGACAAGGTGCATTAGAAGGACAGTTTATGGCCGACACCGCATTAGGTAGAGCAGGAATCGAAGCACAATTAAGAGCACAAGGTTTTGCAGATGCAGCGGCAAGAAGAGGACAAGCATTTGGACAACAACAAGCATTAGCAAATCAAAGAGCTGGTTTAGCTCAAAATCAATTTGCATTATCTAATTTTCAAAGAGCAGGTCAATCTGCAGACGTCGCTAACCTAGGACAACTTGGTGCATTTAGACAAGGATTAGATCAATCAAGATTACAAGCAGATGCACAAGCTGCACAAACTGCAGCTTACGAACCTTTTGGTAGATTATCGACTTATGGAACAGGACTTACAGGTCTTGCTGGTGGTGTTGCCGGTCAACAATTTGAAACACCTGCAGCTCCTAGTCCATTCTCTACAGCTTTAAGTACAGCTCTAGGTATTGGCGGACTGTTCGGAAAATTTAGGTAAGATATATGGCTAAAGATAAATCAACATTAGGAAGTAAACTTAAAACAGGGGCTAAAGTAGCAGGAGGAACAATAGGAACCGGAGTTGGATTAGAGTTTTTATCTAATCTATTGCCTCTTTTAGGTATGAAAGATGGTGGTAGAGTTAGAGGATGCGGTATTGCTAAACGTGGATTTGGCAAAGCAATGAAAAGGAAAAAATGAGACCATTAAATAGACCAATGTTTAAATACGGTGGCCCTATTAAAGAGGGTATCATGAATGGTATGCAAGACAGAAAAGCTGCTCTTGTAGGCGATCCTGCGTTTCCCATAGACCAAAGTGGTAGAGGAATGTACTCTGAACAACAAATAGCAAGTAATCTACAAAGAATTAAAAATGCTTTTTCACAAGCTGCAAAACAAACAGCATCTAATGTTACAAAAAAACCTTTAAGCACTGTAAACCCTCTTAAAAGAACAGGTATCGTAGCTAATTTTCTTAGAAGAAATTTAGGAAGAATTAAAGATTTTGGTCAAAGACAAATAAGTAAATTAGATATGCCTCCAAAATTTGTACCTGTAGGTGGTAAAATAGGTCCAGGTTTTTCAGGAGTTGGATCAAGACCTACTACTATGTTTGAAAGAATAAAAGGTTTTGCACAACGTAACCCTAAAACTACTATTGGTGGTGCTTATTTAGGAAGTGGCCCAGTTGTAGATATAGCAACAGGTGGTGTTCCTATACTTAAAAAAGCAGGACTTCAGATAGCTGATGCTGCTGTGCCTGATTTTATTTTTGATCAAGATAAATATTTTGAAGATAAAAAAATAGCAGAATTAAATGCACAAAGACAAGAATTAGAAGCTAAAAAGAAAATTAAAGAAAAAGATAAAAATACTGTAGACACTGTTAAAAAAATTGACAGAGATGCAGAAATACAAGCTAACAGAGAAAGGTATTACAAAATTTTAGGCATAGATAAAATGAAAAAAGATTCTATCTATGATTCATTAATAGATGCTAGTAAGATTGTAACTGAAGAGGGTGGAGATCTTAAAGGTGCTATTAAATCAGGAACTTTACAAACAAGACTTATAGATGCAATATCTAAAAACCTAGATAAATCTGCTGATATTAAACGACAGATAGATTCTGCTATAGTTAAAGGTGAAATTACAAAAGATATTAACAGAGAAAAAGATTCATTAACAAAAGAACTTACACAAAAAAGAATAGATATAGCTAATAAACAATTAGCAGGTGGTACATTACAAGAGGAATTAGCTGCACTTAGTAAGCTAGGTAGAGAACCTGAAGGCCCAGAACTAGCTTCTTTAGCATTAAGAAAAGATATAAAAATTCCTTCTGGACATACACTTAACACTAAAGATGTAAATACTTTCTTAAAAGACAACCCAACTCTAACTGTTGTAGATTATCTCAACGATCAAAATCTTAAATTACAACAAGCAGGAAAAGGTAGTTTAACTGCTGGTAATTACGTTGTAGGTAAAAATATTCTTGAAGTTGGTGAAGACGGAACAGTTATTGACGTTATAGTATAGGAGTATAAATGGCACTCCCATCAGATTTAAACCCACTCTCTTACAGCAAAAACAATAAAGTAGGCACGATAGAATCAGTGTTATCTGGTGTTGCATCTGGTCTTATTGGTATACCAAAAGGTTTCTTTTCTTTAGGTGCAACTCTTATAGATCTTGGGGCAGGCACAAGATACGCAGCAGAAGTAGAAGATTTTTTTGATAACCTTACAGAGTTTGATGAGAAAGCAGAAGCTACAGCTGCCGGTAAAATTACAGAAGCATTAGTAAATATAGGTATCCCTGCGGTACGTGGTATGAAACTTGGTGCACAGCTTGCAGACGATGCAATGCGTGCGAGTAGAAATAATAAATATTTTAAAACAACAAATCCTAATCTTGCAAAAGGTATAGATAAAGCTGCAGAATTAAATGCTAAAGGTAAAACAAATAAATTTATTGCAGGTGCTCTGGGTGGTGGTGTTGCCGAAGCTGTATTTGTTGGGGACGTAGAAAAAATAGGTACGTTTGGAGATTTTATAGGTGGGCCAACAAAAGTAGATAGATCAACTGATGATGACCCTACAAGAGAATTATTAAATAGAGTTAAGTTTGGTGTAGAAGGTGCACTATTTACAGGTGTCATAGGTGGTGCGGGTAAAGTTGTTAAAAGATTAACTGATCGAAACAAACAATTAGATGTAGCAAACTCTAAATTAGATGCATTTATTGATAAAATTGCATCGGGGTTCAGGGCACGTAGCGGTAAGACTCAAGAATTTTTTGATATAGAAAGAACTTCTGTAGGAGAAAGAGCATCTGATGCTGCTCGTGCTAGAAATGTATCTAGAGAATTAGACCAATCAATAGATAAAATATTTCCGCCTATTCGAACTGTATTAAATCAAGGAGAAGCTGCAAAAAGAAAACAAATGTTAACAAAAATAAATGATTTGTTATTATCTGGTAAAGCAGAATTAGATGACACTGGTGTTGCAACATTTGGTAAATTAGATTTAGAAAAACAAGAAGCTTTTCTTAAAGAATTAAAAGATATGGGTGTAGATGATCAAGTTGGTGTGGATATTCTTTTTAATTTAGGGACAATAAGAACTAGATGGTCTGATCTATTTTCTAAATTAGGGAGATCATTAGGTCAAAATGAAATAAAAGAATTTAAAAGTTTATTTGGTAATAAGTTTAAAAACTACATTGGATCTACGTACGACATATTTCAAAATCAAAGTATCTTTCCATGGGTAAGATACAAACCAGCTAAAGAAGCAATAGATGAAGCAAAAAAAGTTTTTAAATCTAGTGCAAAAGAAGCTGGTGAAGAGATGACAGATCTTCAAGCAGAGCAAGCTGTAACAAGAGTATTAAAAACTGCAAGACTACCAAAAGGTATTAGAATGGATAAACCATCTGATGCTATCTTTGAAGTGCCTGCATTTTTTGTAAACAGAACTACATTGGATGAAGTTGTAACGGCTAGAGGATCAGCATTGGTATCTGCTGGCGCAATTAAAGAAGCAGATAGAAAAGTGTTTGAAAAACTTTTAGGAAAGCAACAAAATCCTATGCAAACAATACTAGGTGGTACAGCTAAACTATCTATGATTACGAGAAGAAATTTATTTTTTCAAGACCTTATAAAAAAGTCAAAAGAATTAAAAGCAGCGGGGCAAAAACCTTTGTTTGCAGAAACTGCAGATGAAGCAAGATTATTATTTGGTGATGACTATCAACAGATAAGAATTGATCAGGCTAAGACACTTAGCGTTGCAGCTAAAGGGGGTTCTGTAAATCCACTTAATGAATTATACGCGCCAAGAGGTGTAGCAGAAGCATTAGAAGGTACATCTCTTTCTTTTGATAAAGCAGGTATGTTAGGTCAATTATATCAAAGTCTTATATTATATCCAAAAGGTTTATCACAGATAGCAAAAACAATTTTGTCACCAGTAACACATGTTAGAAACTTTGTATCTGCTGGTGCATTTGCTACAGCAAACGGCATCATACCAGATGGTCAAGCTATTAAAACAGCGTATCAAGCTTTACAAACACCACTTAAGGGAACAAGACAACAAAATGATCTGTATGAAGAGTTATTAAAACTAGGTGTTGTAAACTCTAACGTAAGATTAGGAGATCTAACAAGGTTGCTTGAAGATGTAAATTTTGGTGAGACTATGACATCAGACAAAGGTTTAAGATTATTATTAAAACCATTATCAAAATTAAAATCTGTATCACAAGATTTATACACAGCTGAAGATGATTTTTGGAAGATAGCATCATGGGCTATGGAAAAAACAAGATTGGAAAAAGCTTTTGCAAATAAAGGCATAACCAGAGGTATGACAATTAAAAGAAATGGTGTTGATATTGTATTAGATGAACAATTTTTTAAACAAGAAGCAGCTGACATTGTAAAAAATAATATACCAAACTACGATTATGTATCTGATTTTGTAAAATCATTAAGAAAATTACCTATTGGAAACTTTGTATCTTTTCCGGCAGAGATAGTTAGAACAGGCACAAATATTGTAAGACGTGGTCTTAGAGAAATAAATGAAGAATTTGTTACACCTGATGGTAAAACAATAAAACCTTTTGAAGGTATTGGGTATACGAGATTATTTGGATTTGGTACTACAGTTGCAGCTGTGCCTTATGCAACACAAAAAGCTTTTCAAGCTATCTACGATGTGACTGATGAGGAGAGAGATGCGATTAAAAGATATGTAGCTGATTGGTCAAAAAACTCAACATTATTACCAATAAAAAACAAAGATGGATCTTTTTCATATGTAGATTTTAGTCACGCTAATGCATACGATACATTAATTAGACCAGTTCAAACTATAATAAACCAAGTGGCCGACGGTAGAACAGACCAGGATGGTATGATGGATGATTTTATCAGAGGTACTTTTGAATCTATGAAAGAATTTGCATCACCATTTATATCTGAATCTATTTGGACAGAGGCTGTAGCAGATATTGTAGGAAGAGGGGGTAGAACTAGAGCTGGTTTCCAAGTGTTTAATCCTCAAGACACAGCAGGTGATAAATCATATAAGATTATGGCCCACCTTGTAAAAGCACAAATGCCGTTTTCTTTTGAACAATTAAAAAGATTAGATAGATCTATAGAATCTGTGGATGTTATTACAAAAGGTAAGTTTGATAAATATGGACAAACGTTTGAATTTGGTGATGAGTTTGCAGGATTGTTTGGTTTTAGATCTGTAAATGTAGATCCTGGTAGAGCAATTAATTTTAAAGTAGCTGATTATCAAAGAGGTGTTAGAGAATCTAGATCTTTGTTTACTAGAGAAGCTTTACGTGGTGGACCAATTGAACCAAGAGAAGTTGTTGATGCGTATATAAATGCAAACAGAGCTTTATTTGATGTAAGAAAAAATTTTAAAAAAGATATAGATGCGGCTAGGGTTTTAAATATAAGTAATACAGATTTTAGAACCGGCACTGGAAGATTATCTGGCATAGATGTTAATACTGTTGATAGAAATATATTTAGACCAATAAATATTTCACCAGATATAAGAATAGCATTTAGAGATAACGCTGCTGGGTTAGGTACAACAAGTCCATTAGATGATGCACAAAGTGCAATATCATCTATTCAAAATGTAATGAGATCAATATCTTTAGAAGAACCTAACTTTCCATTTATAGAAAACCCACTATTACCTATTATGCAAGACACACCTGCAACACCAACATCATTAAATTTACCAGGTATTGACGCAAATATAGTTAATAATCCAGGTGCAGCAGGGTCTTTTTCTAACTTGACAACTGCACAAAAACTGCAATTATTGTTCCCACAAGGATAATATTATGGCTAAGAGATCAGCATTACAAAAAATAGAAGCGCATGAAAAACTTTGTAGAATCATGCAGAAACAAACGTTCGAACAAATAAAAGAAATGAGAGAACGTATTAAACGAATTGAATACATGATTGTAGCTGGGATGGGATCAATAATTCTAGCTTTACTCATGAATTATATGAAATAATGACAGCTGGTTTTGGTATAGGTATGTTTATTTACAGCATGAGCTGTTTATTAATTGGTGCTGCAATTGCATATTACATAAT